TTCCATCGGTTCCATCGGTTCCATCGGTTCCATCGGTTCCATCGGTTCCATCGGTTCCATCGGTTCCATCGGTTCCATCGGTTCCATCGGTTCCATCGAGAATAATCATCCACTTACCTTTGGGTTGTTTGGGATCATCTTGAAGAAACGCCTGGAGTTTTCCAGATGAAATGCTCTTTCGAACTGCTCTTGGACTGATACCTTTAAGCTCGGCATATTCTTTAACGGGGATGGAATTAGGGTGGAGAAGTAGATTATCAGACATTAAAGAAAGCTCCTTTGAGGTTGATAGAGAAGGAAAGGGACAGCACGGCGTCGTAGTTACGAAGTTGGAGGACTATTGGTGACGCGATGCTGCCGAACATAGGGGGCAAAGAAATTGACACAAGGCGGGACGCTCTGATATTGGTGAATATCAGTAGAGAGATAAAGGAGCGTCCCTGAAAGGCGTAAGACATCGTTAGATTACCGCAGGCCTCACGGCAGCCTTAGAGAGCCTTGGCTGGACGATCTGGGGCTGGGGTGGCTGGAGATCGGTTTCCTGGATGAGGGTGTAAGAGAGGGTATCGCAGCCGGTGTAGCGGGCCTGGGCGCGCAGGAGATCACGGAGATAGGCGAGGTCTGCTGACCACTGGAGGACCTGGCAGCCGGCGGAGTAGGAACCGACGATGGTGGCGATGGAGATTGCAGCGGCCTGGTGGACGTTGATGCCGAAGAGACCGGTCTCGGTGGGGACGGCATCGAGGGCGGCGAGATCATCCAGGGAGGAGATGCGATAGACGGTCATGGGCCTGATTTGGACGAGGGCGGGGGTGCCTTTGTGACTTCCAAGAGTATAGACGGCGGGGTAGCGTCCGGGTCTGAGGAAGGCGCAGCCGGCTGGGTGCAGGGGTCTATCGATATAGATGAGCCCGGGATCTGTGGAGGCGGGGGCGGCAAAGACACGCGGGGTGCCATTGACATCGGTATAGGCAACGGCGAGGAGGTCGTCGAAGCGGTCTGGGGTGAAGGGTACGGCGCGGATGCCGAAGAAATTGAGGTCGAAGGCTTTGGTAAAGAAGGGGTGACCTTTGGCGGCGCAGAGGGATTTGAGGGAATCGTAAGTGGGTCTTTTCATGGTATGCTCCTTATTTAATAGTTGAGGGTGAGGTGCCGAGGCGCATGATCTGGGAGAGCTCGAGGGCACGGCGGCCGACCTGTTTGGCCCAGCGAGAGACGAGCATGGCATTGGCGGCGCGCTCGTAATCTGCCGCTTTGATGAGGGCGAGGGTATTCGTAAAGCCCAGGAGTCCGGAGATTCCGAGATTGAAGCACATATTGATGAGGACGGATTTTCGGGCATCATCGAGGGGATCGTAGAGCTCGGGGATTCTGGCCTTCAGGAGGGATTCGCAAGCGAGGATATCATTATCCAGCATGGCGTAAGCCTCCTGCGGGGAGATGCCGGAATCTTCGAGATTGCGGCCGATGCCGATGGTGAGCTTGCCGGCGGTGCAGCGGTAGGGCTTCAGGCGGAGGCCTTCGTGGCGGATGAGCTGGTCTTTGACGGTGGATAAGAGGGCGTGGTTCATTTTGGCTCCTTTTGGTTGATATTTTTGAAGTTTTTATGTCTTGAAATGGGCTTTCGGCCGAAAGCCCCTACGGGGGCGGATGTGGCCATCTTCTGATCCCGCTGGCGCAGGAAGTCCTGGTGCTCTTCCAGAGCCGCGTCCAGCTCTGCGATGAAACGCTTTGCGCTCGCGCGCAGTCTCTCATCCAGTGTCATCTCACCCTCTCATTTTCAGGCTTACTGCACTGGCAGCCATGCATAGGGTGAAATGTCGGGCACTCAAGGCCACCACAAAGGGCGTATTTGTCTCCGGCTGCCATCCTCCCTTCCAAATGCGTCCTTACGTCCCTGGCTCTTACTATTTTTTTCTTTTCATTCTCGGAAAGCGTCACTATCTGCTGGAGTTGTCTGTCGCCGCAAGACTCAAGCAGCAAGCTGATTTTGGCTACTAAGTGGCGTGTGCAGCCCATAGTCGAACATGTACTGCTCATTTCACTTCCATCCTTTTTCATTGAGCCAAAACAGCTTCAGCTTCACCTCGGCCAAAATGCCGGTGATCACGATGTGCTCATCCATGAACTTGCCGACCTGCTCTACCGAGGGCAACTTTTGGCGTAGCCACTGCATGTAGGCCATGTGCTTCTGCTCTAACATATAGCCGCGGGCGCCAGGCCTAAAGGCCTTTTTGCCACCGTGGCGAAGCTCCCTGGATAGCCCAACCAACTCTTCTGTTTCTTCTCTGCTGAGGCCCGGAGGCATGCGCTCAGTTTCCCATTGCAGTTTGAGCCAATCTGCCCGCTTCGTCAGCTTGCTAATTTCTGTCTCATATAGGTCGATGAAGTACTGTCTGGAACTTATGATTTTCATTTTCTATACCCGCCTACAGCGCCGCAAAATCCAGCACGATGCTGCGCAGTTTCTCATCTTCTAAATTCATTGTTCACCTCGTGTTTTAGGGGTTTGGGGGGCATCTTCCAGGGGGCAATCGTTACGCGCGCCTCCGGACATTAATGCTTCTTCTACAATGGGGTGGGTGGCAATTTCACGGCCGGTAATGGGGTTTTTGTGCAGGATGTTTATGGCCTCGCAGACCCAGCCGGTGTAGTATCTATCGTTGTTTTTGAAACGCCTGGCGATGCGGTGCGGGCATTCCTGACAGCCGGAGATCAGCATGGTGAGGATGGGGTTCTGGTATATCTTCATGGTTATTCTCCCCAGAGGACAAGGCAGGGGGTGCCTTGGACCACGGCCTGCTTCTCGAATCCAGCCTCAATGAGGTGGGGCGTGAGTTCGGTGATGCCCAGGACTTCTTCTACCCTGTCATAGCTCATGTTCTTGTAGCAGTCAACCAGGTATAGGTATTCGATGGGGCCCAGGGTGAAATCTACATCATCGATGCCTGCGATTATCACTTCCAGGTCTGGGTCATGTTGTTGCAATTTAGCGATTAGTGTGCTTACTGTCATGACTATTCTCCTCCCATAGCTGTGTTCCAATCGCTTTCGGCATCCCCGATAAAAAGGCGAGGCTTGCTGGCGATTCCACAGCCATGGCAACGTATCTGCCAATGCGTTCCAAACTCGTATAATGCGGGCCAGCCACCACAGCCGCAGGGCTTCAGTTTTGTGGTGCTAAATATCCGCTTTAATAATTCTGGCTTCTTCATGAGAGTGCCTCCTGGTGGGTCTTGAGGCCGAGGGCGGCGTGGAATTCGGTGTTTTCCCGCAAACCCGCCGGGAGTTCTTTTGGTAAATGCCCAATCCCTGTAGCGTCGTGGTGCGGGTCGCCCGCTTTCGGAACGGCGTGGTGCGCTACGGGGGTTGGGGTCGCAGGAACGGCGTCCTGCGCTACGGTGTCCGGGCTCGACACGGGACGGGTCGAATCCAGCAGGCAGCCGGGAGCGAGCTGCTGGCGCGTGTGGCCAGCGATGCGGATGCGGAGTAGGATGAGCTGTTTCATGGGGTCTCCTTTGGGTTGCTAAAGGTTACTTGCATCTCACTGGGGTGGGAGATGTTCACGTTTAAATAGCTGGTAGTTGTGATCTTTATATGTCCCCTGGTAAAAGCCTCATATAGGGCTATGAGGGCATACAGGATGCCGAGGAGCGGGAGGGATAGGGCGAGAGCGAGAAGCAGCATTATGGCCTGTCCTGGAGATACTTGGTGATCTTTTCGCGCATACGGGTGGCAGGACGGTAGCCCTGGAGCAGCTCCACCAGGTATTGGTAGTAGATGCCGGTATCCCGGGACAATTGCACTTTGCTGATCTTGCGGCGGGCGAGCTCAGCCCTGATCTCATCAGCCGATAAAACTTTGTTCTTGACATTCATGGGGTCACCTCTTTTTGTAGTCTTAGGTTATATGGAACAAGATACGTAGTTATGGTGTATCTGTCAAGAACAAAATACGTAAAATCGGTGTAAAGGATATGAGTGAAATATCAGAGAGATTGCTAACTATACGGAAACACATGAGATTAACTCAAGTAAAGTTTGCGGAAAAAATTGGCACGACGCAAAACGTTTATACCAGATATGAGACTGGGAAGCTTGAAATACCTGATCATCTAAAGAGCACATTACATGATCTTGGAATTAATCTTAATTGGCTTTTAACCGGCGAGGGCGAGATGTTTCAGGCCATTCAGCCGATGGATGCGTCCTTTCTGGGCGGGGAGACGATCCGTCTGCCGATAGTGGCGGAGATCGCGGCGGGGCTACCCTGTGAGGCTTTGGATGCTGAGCCGATCGGGCATCTGGAGATCCCGCGGGCACTGCTGAGTTTTCCTCCGCCTTATCTGGTTTTTCGGATCACGGGGCGCAGTATGGAGCCCTTGCTGCTCTCTGGTGACATCGTGGTGTGTAGCGAGAACTGGGAGGGAGTGGAAAGGAATGGCAAGATCATGGCGTTTTTGACGGCTGATGGGATCACGATCAAGCGTCTGGTGGAGGACGTGAAGCATAAGGTGACCTGGCTGATGCCGTTGAATCAGGACTTTGCGCCGATGCTCTATGTGGAGGGTTCGGAGGAGATCACGATGATAGGGATGCTGGATCTTACGGTGCGTAGGCACAATAGGGATTGAGAATTGAGAATTGAGGATGGAGAATTAGGGGGCGAGATGGATAAAATAAAGATAAGGAGAAAGAGATGAAAAAGCTTTTAGTAATCGCATTAGTTTTGAGTCAAATCGTCATCTGTTTTGGCGAGCGGGTGAAGATGAAGGACTCTCAGGAATTTGAGGGGTTTTTACGTGGTAAGCTGAATGGGAATATTTACGTGATAGACGACAAGCTGTATGAGCTACCTTTGGAGTATGTGTATAGGGTTTATAGGGGTAAGAAAGATACCACCAGGGATTGGTTTGATGCAGATGATTTTCAGGATTTTGAGTTTAATGACTGGCGATATCCTCTGGAGAAATATAGATATCAGGAAGAGGGTGAAGAGCAGAAGCCTGGGTTTATCGAAGGAGCACTGATGCGAGAGGGAATACTTTCGATGAGTGAGCGGGAGTTTGCGATATATCAAATGGAAAGGCAGGAGAAACAGATGTATGAGCTTGCGAGGCAGGTTCATGGGGTAGGTCAGACGATGTGGACGATATGGGGGGTAAGCATATTGGGCGGATTGATCGTCGGGATCGTGGCGGCAAGCATGTAGGACAACCTGTTCTCTTGGTCATTAACTTATAATAGCCCTGGATATTCCGGGGCTATTTTTGTATGTAGGCGGGTTTTAACTGTGGACAGGGATGGGGGCAAACGGTAGGATGGGCACAGGCTCAAGAGATTGAGCGGAATAAGCAGAAGGAGGCGGAGAGATGGCCGGAGTATTACCGATGAGTGTGGAGAGGATAATCGAGGTGAACAATTTGCCGAAGAATATGGTGCAGAACGCACTGTGGGGGATGCAACATACGATAGCGATAGAGCGGCTGCGGGTGCAGGTGACGGCGGAGTATATGGCGTATTTGGAGAGCGGCGAGGCGGGTAGCTATGGGCTGGCGGATGCGAAGGCGGGGGAGGTAGCATTTGGGCTATATACCTACTATTTGATGATGCCCTGTATGAATTTGCATACGGTGGGCAAGGGTTTTGTGAAGCGGACGGGGATAGAGGATAATGCGACGGAGCTGCTGAAGCCGAGCGAGCTGAGCGAATACCGTTTGATGGTAGAGAAGCAGGCTTTGGAGAGCGTGGAAAAGCACCTCAGTGAGGCGGGGAGACTGCGGCTGCGGGTGCTGAACGGGCGGCAGGGCTACCGGGTAAGCCTGATAGGAGAAAGAGCATGAAGGGATTGGAGGAATACCGGGAGCTGCTGCTGAATGCTCTGACGGAGGAATGTGGCGGGCAGGTGTATTTGAGCTTGACCAGTATCCCGGCGGAGTATCCGTGTGGGAGCTATGAATTCAAGGGTTTTAAGCCAGATGGCCAGACGGATATGGGGATAAAGGGACAACTGAAATTCAATCTATACCTGGTGGAAGACGTGACGGATTATGGTAAGCATGGTGACATCTATGAGGCGGGGAGCGTAAACGCTGTGGATGGCAGCGAGAAGGTGTGGGCACGAGCCGAGGCACTATCGAAGCGGCTAAAGGCAGAGCGGATCGGCACGGAAAACATAGAGGTGTATGCGATGGACGGCGATGCGGGGCGTGAGCTGGTGGCGGCCCGGCTGGAAGTGGTGTGCAAATACCGGTATTAGGGGGAGAAGATGAACGAATTTGAGCAATTAGCACGGGAGATAGTAGGCGGATACCGGCGGAAGCTGGACTATATGGGCGATCTGCTGAAGGGACAGATGATCAAAGAGGCGAGCAGCCGGAAGATACGGGCTAAGGGTGACTTTATCAAGAACATGAGCTATGAGGTGGTGGAGACTCCGACGGCCCTGATCTTGCGGCTGGGGAGCAAGGTGGAACACGCTAAGTACGTATTGGGTGGGAAGGTGCCGAGCTGGACGCCGCTGGAGCCGCTAATGGAGTGGATCAAGGTGCGCAAGATAGTGTGGTGGGATGGCAATCGAAAGATGGAAGACAAAGAGATCGCCTGGCTGATAAGCCGGAAGCACAAGCGGGAAGGGATAGAGCCGCGGAACATCGTGCAGGACGTGATAGACAAGCGAGAGGGCTGGATACGCAAGGAACTGGCGAGCACAGGAGGCAGACGATGAGAGTACGGAAGATAGCGGGTAGAAACTATGGCTTTGTGAGCGTGGATGAGCTCTTGGAAGGGTATAAAGGCGAGGCTTTTGCAGAGGGAGAGAAGGCGCAAACGGTGATAGTGGCGAAGGGCGTGGGCGCGCAAAAGGAGCTACGAGATGTATTGGCTCAAGCATCGATAATTCCACCGGCGAATATGCTGCGGATGCTGCAACTGCTGGACATAGACGGATATCACAACGGGGCATGCAACGCCATTGCCGACGGGGCTATCATGCACATGCGGTGTAAGCATGAGCTGGTAAGCAAGTGGATGAGCGAGAGCCAGAACCAGATGAATCTGACCAGGATGCTGAGGAGCAGTGTGCTGCACTATCAGGCCTGTGGAAACGGATTTTTGCTGAAGCTGCGAGACGCCAAGGGGCAGTGGGTGGGGCTGGAACGGCTCTTGCCGCAGGAGATCGAGATCAAGCATAATGTGGATGAGCGGGGATTTTTGAAGGCTAACTACGTGCAGAACCGGGATGGCAAGCGACTACCGATCCTGAACAGGGACGTGATCCACATCCAGAAGCCGACCTATAAGAGCAGCGTGTGGGGGCTGAGCTCGCTGCCGGTGGCGCAGGGGATAGAGACCCTGAAAGAGATCAAAGCACTGGACTATAACAACTTCCGTAATGGGCTTTTGATAGACTACTTTATCCTGGTGAATGGAGGCAGCCTGAACGAGGGTGATGATGAAGAAGGGGTGTATAGCCAGATAGAAGAGATGCTGCAGGATGCACGGGGCACACGGGGCGGGCATAGCTCGATACTGCTGGAGAGTGATGATGCCGGGGTGAAGATAGAGCTGATTCCGCTGAGACAGGGGACGCGGGACGGGGACTTTCAGAACTTGAAGAGTGATATCCGGGACGAGATGTTAGCGTATCACCGGGTACCGAAAAGGATAATAGCGCAGGCTACGGCGGGGCAACTGGGCGGAGATAACAACAGCGATATGATACTTTTTCACAATATGGTGTTGAAGCCGATTCAGGACGATATAGCGGAGCATTTGAGCGAGGAATTCAGAGCGGAATATGGCTGGGACGTGAGCAATGAGGATTGGGACTTTGGGAGTTTGCCGGCGGTGTTTGAGAGTGAAGAAGAGAAGGCGTTTAAGCTGTGATGGTGGGGGGTCCACTAATTTGCACGAATTTTCACGAAGGGGAGGGGTTCACGCAGATGGGCGCGGATAAGGGCGCGGATTCACGGGGATTTTGGGGTGCGGGGTTCCGCAGGAACGGCGTCCTGCGCTACGGGGTCCTGCGCTACGGGGGGTTTGTGGGTGGTTTCGCAGGAACGGCGTCCTGCGCTACGGGGGCCTGCGCTACGGGGGTGGTGTTAACTGTGGACAGATAATTGGTAGTAGGATAGATTGGGAACAATCAGAGAGGCAGGCTTGGACAAGACAAGCTGCCAGAAGGCTAAACAAGAAAAGACAAGAAAAGGTAAGGAGAGTAAGGAGATGGGTATCTTCAGTAAGAAGAGGAACGGGGTTCGCACGAGCAGAGTGATTCGCAAGAGTGTGCTGCAGGATGTGGAAGTGGAATTGATATCGCTACTATTTGATGAGGTAACGCCAGCGAATGGTAAGGGTTATGTGGTAAAGATGAAGGACGGCAAGGACGTGAAGTTCGAGCTGCGTGGGAGTTCGTTGAAATTCAAAGCGGCAGAGGGTGACAAGGGACTGGTGTATGTGACGATAATGGAGCCGGGCGTGGTAGATGCGCATGGTGACAGTTACAGCGAGGAAACGGTGCGCAAGGCGATGGAGCAGGCGGCCGGGCGGAACATCTTCCGGGCCTTTGACAAGAATCACGATATGCGCGTGATCGACGAAGTGGTGATGGTAGAGAGCCTTCAACTAAACAAGGCCGACGAGAGATGGCCGGATGCTAAGGAAGGAAGCTGGGTAGGAGTGCTGAAATTCAACAAAGAGAGCGAGAGCTGGACGAAGGTGAAGGCCGGTAAGTTCAACGGCGTGAGCATTTTCGGACGGGCTAAGGATAGCGGCGAGGCCGAGCGGACTGCGGTGAAGGCCGTGATAGACGAGCTCAAGGGACTGGCGGAAGGCTTGAAGGCCGCGGGCGAGGACAAGGCGGCGGCGCAGGTGCAGGCTAAGATTGCCGAGCATGAGCAAGCCGAAGGCGGCGGTGATGAGGTGATGAAAGCAATGCGGGAGATACTGACGGAACTGAGCGAGAGCATCAAGAAAGCGGTGAGCCCGACGATAAAAGAAGAGGGGCAGGAAATGAAGGCAGTAAGGAAGAGTATGGTGGGCATTGAGGTGAACTTTGACCCACGCAAGAAGGAGCTTTACAAGAGCTTTGCGAGCCTGGACAGCGGTAAAGCGCTGTCGCTATTTACAGATAGCCTGGGCAAGCAATTTATAGATCAGACCTTGCAGGATCCTGATGACGACACGCTGAGTGATCTGACGGTGGCACCGCTCACACGGCGTGGGAAGATCGACAAAGGGCTGATCGAGGACGTGATCCTGTATAACACGGATGATGACGCGAGAGAGATGCTGGACCACAGCCACAGTGATCTGGCCTTTGATCCTCAGGAGCTGGACGCGGATGTGAGCCTCAAAGAGAGCACCGCGGAGGACTATCGCGATGCGATGGGCGTGCAGGAATTTGGCGCGTATATGAACGCTAAGGTAGTGGGCGGCGTGAAGCAGGCCGTGCGCCGGATCATCTTTAAGGGCGACCGTACAGGACTGGCCGCAATCAAGGCGATCGACGGTTTTTTCAAGAAAGCTGAGAGCAACGGCGATATCCAGACGATCGATGGCAAGGGCGTGCTGGGCAAGATCGACAATGCGATGCTGAGCTTTGGCGAAGAGACGCTGCAGTACAAGGACAAATTTGTGATCTACCTGACGGCGGGTGACAGAGAAGCCTTGATGCAGATGCGCAATGTGGACGTAAGCGATCAGGGGCGTTTGGTGCGTGACAAAGACAAGCTGTATCTGGACGGAGTGCAGGTGAAGAGCCGTCCTCTGCCCAGCGGCGGGATGATAATCGGGATGCCTAAATTCCTGGTGGTGGGCTACATCAACGATGCGAAGCTGAAGCTGGAGCACAGCGGCAGTGATCACCGATATCACTGGTATCCGCGGATCACGGTGGACGTGAACTATGTGCGCGGGGGCTATGTGAAGTTCTTCAGATTTGTCTCGAACCAGCCGCCGGTGGCGAGCAACGTGGCGATAATAGAAGATGGCCTGAACACCGGTGATACCCTGGAAGGATTCTATGAGTATCATGACAGCTATGGCGATGCAGAAGGCAGCAGCACCTTCCGATGGCTCGCCGCGGCAACGGCCGCTGGCAGCTATAGCGCGATCAGCGGGGCTACGAGCCGGACATATGCTCTCGTGGCGGCAAATGCGACAAAATACATAAAATTCGAAGTGACGCCGAAAGATGCGAATGGCGTGGCCGGTACGGCAGTGCTATCCGCGGCGGTGGGACCTTGCACGAATGTGTGATAAGGGCGTAAACAGGACAAGAAAGGAGAAATATAATGGCAGATGATTTGACGAAACCGGGTCTGGCAGCCGAGGATTTTGAGCTGGACGATCTGATAGACGGTATGGAAGGCGGCTATGCCTACATATCTGAGGGAACGGGGTTTGAAGATGAGACGACGATGGCGGCAGCAGTGGCAGACCAGAGCAAAGTGGCCACGCTATTGGCGGCGAGCTTTGAGGAATTTGGCACCTTCCAGGAGGATGCCTGGGACATCCAAAGCACGGTGGAAATGAAGAAGACCTATCACTTTGTGAAGCAGGGGAAGCGCAGCACGGCCATCACTATGGGTTTGGCGGGCTTGAACAGCAAGGCGAAGAGCTGGCTGGAGAACAAGCTGAACCAGGAGCCGCACACGATCATCATCCAGAGCACAGACAAGGATAAGCTGTTGATATTCAACGGCCTGAAGTGGGTGATGGAGTGGAGCAACAAGGTGGACGACTGGTTTAACGTGACGGTAAAGACGGAATTTAGCGGCACAACGAAGAACAAAGTGGTGATGCTGGCATGTCCTGCGGAGACAACTACCGGCTGATAAACCTGGGCAGCGTGGGGATGGGGCATAGCGGCTTTGTCCCCATGCTATAGATCGAGATAACGAAGCGAGATGGAGGACTGAATTGGCACAGGGTGAATGCGAGAAAGAGAGGGAACTGGAGAAGCTCTTTAAGGAGATCTACGGTAACGGCAGTGAAGGGATGAAGGATAAACTGGTGCGGGTGGATGCGAATCTGAAATTTAACACCTGGCTGACCGCCTTGGTGGCCGGTGGGGTGGTGAGCGCCGTGATCAAGGTGTTTTTCGGGTAGGACAGAATGGCGAGAGCAAGGCGTAACTATAAGGTGATACGGGCTTTGGCTTACAAGGCCTGGCGCGAGGGCGAGCATGACCTGGAGAAGCTGGCGAACAGCTTTCACCTGGGCGTAAGGACGCTGGAGAAGTGGCGGCGCGAGGATGACTGGCAGGGGGCTGAGGTAACGATAGTGGAGCTGCAGGCGAAGGCCGAGCGGCTGATCCTGGAGGCGGAATGCGTGGCTTTGGAGGATTATATCAATGATCCGGAGAACAAGGAGAAGCAGAGCCTGATCAACCTCATCAAGCATCATAAGGAGCAATTTGCGCCGAGTAAGGAGCTGAACCAGTATGTGATCAAGTTTATGCAGGGGGTGGTGGACTTTGCGATCGAGAACGGACTGGAGGTCTTGCGGGAGCAATTTCAGGAACATGGGCGCGAAATAGCGGATCATCTGAGGGTGAGTAACAATGGGTAGATTTACAAAAGATCAACTGAAACAGCTCGATAACACACTGCGGCGCAGGCCGAGCGTAAAGCCCTTTATCGGTGATACGCCACAGGCTAAGCAAGCGCGGAAGGCCGGGGTGTCGAGGCGGAATTGGGCGGGTTTCAGCAGCTTTTGCAAGACGTATCTACCACATATCTTTACGCAGGACTTTCATGCGGATCACAAGCTGATGTTTGAGGAGACGAGCGAGAACGAGCATGGGATCACGATAATCACGGGATATCGCGGGCTGGGCAAAACCACTCTGATGGGGATAGCATACAGCTTGTGGATGATCTGTACAGAGCAGGTGCAATATGTGATCCACAGTGCGGCGCTGGAGCCGAAGGCGGTGAAACGCAGCCGGTATATCTGGAACGAGCTGATGAACAATGCCAGGATCAGGTGGGACTATCCTAAGATGGAGCCGACGGACAGCAACTATAAGAGCTATAGCCTGGCGAATGGCTGCATGGTGGAAAGCGCAACGATAGACAGGGACATCCGCGGAGACGTGAATCCCCAGACGAGCAAGCGTCCGGATTTGATAGTGTATGATGACATCGACCGGAGTAGCAACAAGGGCAATGCCAGGATAGGGCGCGAGCGCAGGGACAAGATCAAGGGCGATGGACTGGGCGCGCTGCCACCTAAGGGCGGACGGATAATCGTATTGGGCAATGAGACACACAAGAACTTTGCGATCTCGAAATTTAGCGAGGAAATGGACCCGGAGAATAAGCGCGGGCACATCCGAGGAGAGCGCAAGAGCTTTTTGCGGTTTCCGGTGGAGGACAAGCAGGGGCAGAGCAGATGGCCAGAGCAGTATAATAACAATGACCTGGCAAACTTGAAGAGCCAGATGGGACTATCCACCTACCAGCGGGAGATGCTGGGGATGAAGGTGAACGAGGGGACTATCTTTAAGTATGAATGGTTTAAGTATTGGGTGCGGCTTGCTGCAAAATATAAGGAAGTGTGGCTGTATGCGGACCCGAGCTGGGGGGAAAAGGGATGTTTTAAGGCGATAGTGGCGATCGGGCTGGCTGCGGACGGCAAGTATTACATGATAGACTTGTGGGCGGCACAGTGTAGCAACCTGCTGTTTTACGAGAAGTTTGTGCAGATGTTTTACGCCACAAAGCGATTAGGGGGGCGGAGTGCATTTGAGACTGTGTATGGACAGCAGAAGCACTTGAAAGATATGGATGAATATTGCGTGCGAGAGGGGCTGAATCCGATCTCACACTGGATCAAGAGGATCAACACAAAACAATCGAAAGCAAGCAGAATAGAGGCACTGGATACCGTGATAGAGAGCGGGAGCCTGCTATTTATCAAGAATGAATACACGGAAGATTTGTTGGGTCAGTTTTTGGATTATCCGGATGGGTATGATGATATCCCGGATGCGGTGGCGGGCTGTATGGAGCGATTTTGCGGCTACAGTAAGCGGACGGCACGGGTGCGGAAGCTGAGGTATTAGGCAATGAACACAGGAAAAGTAAGGAGAGACAGATGAAACGCTGGATTGTAATGATCATGTTGGCAATGATGATGGTGCTGCCTTTGGTGGCAGGCGAAGTGGGCGGAGGCTTTGAGGGCTTTTGGCTGGGAGAATTTATGATGGGGCTGTATGCGGCTGCGGGAGCTATCATCGCGGTATTTGTGGGCAGGAAGTATCTGCATAAGAACTGGGTATTTCCCGACACGCACGAGGCCTTTAAGCGGTACATACGCTTGATCTTGAATGCGAGCGGCAAGAGCGGCGCAGAGCAGGAGCAATATTTGAAAACAGAAATGGATAAAATCCCGGAAAAGATACAAGCGGTGGTGGCTAAAAAGCTGGATTGCGCGCCGAGAGAAAGCGTGCAGAAGGTATATAACAAGATCACAGAACAGGCCAGGGGCGAAGGCGTGGAAGACGGCTCCGGCTGGTTGAAGCAAATGGTGAATGGGCTGGGGCAGGCAGCAGTGGGCGGCCTGGCGACGAGCCTGGCAAGCGGGCTTTTACGGAAGCTGTAAGCGAGTATCCCCAATGGACGTGCATCGGCGGCGTAAGTGCCGCCGATGCGGAAACAGAAGAGAAAGAGGAGCAGAGAATGATGAAGGTATATACGAACATCAAGACATTGGCAAAGGTGGAGAGACTCTTGGCCGACCTGGGCGTATTGGACGCGCTGTATGGCAGGGAAAGCCTCGACAAAGTGGCTGTAGGTGTGGAGGGGCTTTTGGCGGGGCTGTTGCATGGGGGGAAACTGCAGGAGCTGATGGAGATCATCACCAGGGATAGCGAGACGGATTTTGAGGAGATGGATTTGGCAGAGATCAGGGGGATATTAGCAAGTTTTTTTACCGGTATAGTGGCGTGCTTGCCCGCTGTGATCAAGGCAAACGTGGAAAAGGCCTTTCGCGGGGCAGAGGCAAAGCAGGAGCCCACGGATATACCTTCCTGAGGTATATCTGGGTATTGAAGCGGATAGGGCTGTGGGACGATGATCTGGAGCTGGATGAGGCCGAGAGGCTGCTGGAATGGCAGCAGCAAACGACGCGAGCAAAGAAGTAAACAAGGGAGGCGAAGATGGCAGATAGCTTGAAGATGGTACTGTCTATAGACACCAGGGCAGCGAAGGAATCGCTGAAACTGATCCGCGATTACTTTAGCGATCTGCGGAATCTGCTGAAGGATCCGGCGAAATATGAGATCGCAACCAAGGCGGCAGAGGCGAAGCTGGATGGGCTGGAGGCGCAGATGGATGCGCTGAGCGATGTGGAAGTGAGCATCGATGCCGACAGTAGCGGAGCTGAGGCGGCGGCGGGTGATGCGGAGGGAGCGATCGAGGAAATACCGGAAGAGCATCATACAGAATTTAGCGGAGACGGGGGTGGCCTGGACGGGATCATAGAGCAACTGCGGAGCGGATTTGATGGCTTGATAAGCGGTTTGGCGCGATATGGGCTGGCGATGAACGCAGTGGTACAGGGCTATGGGATGCTGAAGGGCGCGATGGGCGGGCTGATAAGTGCATCCAACACGCAGGAGATGGCGGAGGGCAGACTGACCGCATCGCTAACGCAACGCGGGCTGGCCACGGAGCAGCATATAAGCAAGCTGAAGGCGATGGCCTCTGAGGTGCAGGGCGTGACGACGGTGGGTGATGAGGCATCCCTGGAGCTGATGAATACGGCGGTGAACATGGGGGTAGGCTTTGATGATCTGGGAGAGAGCCTGGAAGGGGCGATAGGGCTATCTAAGGCATTCAGCGGGGCAGGGCTGAACATGGAGACGGCGATCAAGGGGATCGCTTTGGCGCGAGAGGGGGAATTTTCGCAATTGCAGCGGTATATTCCGGCCTTGAGAAGTGCACAGACGGAAACGGAGAAGATGACGATCCTGAAAGAGGCGATGGCGAATGGATTTGAGCTGGCAAAGGCGGAGGCCGAAACCGGAGCAGGGGCATTGGAGCAATACAAGAACGCAGTGGGTGATCTGTATGAATTACTGGGATCACTAATCAAAGTAGTGTTGATACCTTTGGCGCAAAGCTTGAAGAAAGCCGTGGAATGGATACAAAAGAACAAGGACTTGATCTTGGCCTTGGGAGCGAGCGTATTGGCATATATAGGCTACCTGGTGACACTAAACATCAAGCTGATAGCCTTAACCGCGCAGCAAGTGGCGTATAACGTGCAGATGGCGGTGGGTAATGCGCTAATGGGCAACTTTGCAGGGATAGCCCTGGCTGCGGCAGCGGCGGCGGGGATATATGCGCTCTCGATAAAGAAAAGCGGCGATGCTGCGAGGGATGCGAGTGGAGCGGTGAAGGCGCACAATCTGAGCCTAAGTTTTCAGGCGGGCAAGCTAAAAGAGGTAAGGCAAGAGGCTGAAGCTTATGCGAAGTCTTTGGACTATGTGAGCGCAAAAGAAGAGCTGAAAGAGCTGAATGCGGAGCTCGAAAAGCTATATGAAGCAAGGCCGAATTTGCCAAACGATCCGCTGGATGGCGAGAAATTTGATGAACAGATGCAGCAGCTGGGAGAATTTCAAAACAAAAGAGCAGAGCTATCCATCAGGATCTCAGCAATTGAAGGCGAGATCCGGGATCGTGATCTAAACGCGGTAAGGGACTTTTATGCGGAGAAGGAGAGGCTGGACACGGAGGCGAGCCTGAATGGACTGGAGCTGAGCAGGTATCGGCTGGAGCGGGCTGAGGCGGAGTATAAGGCACTGGGGGCGCTGGATGCGAACAACGTGGACAGGAAGCAGCAGCTATATGCGCAGATATTGCAGTACCGGAAGGAAATGGCGGAGACAGAGGCGGCAATCGGCAATGCGGCGAGCGAATTCATCACTCAGACAAATCAGGCAGAAGAAGCGGATTTGCGGGCTTCTCTGGAGAGGAAGAAGCTGGACTTGGTGCAGTATTATGCAAATATGTCAGAGCTATCGGGGATCAATTATGAGGGGATGGTGGCTGATTTTGAGGAGTATCTGGAGGAGCTCGGAAACCTATATGGAGAGGACAGTGAGGAGTACCGGAAAGCGCAGAATGAGCTGAGCAATATACAGCGGGCCACGCACATGCGGATGATCCAGGAGAAGGGGACATTTGCCAGCCGGATAGCGGCGATGGAGCGAGATAAGAACTTGCAGATATTGGCGGATAGAGAAAGGCTATTGGAAGAGGCTAAGCGGCTATATGGAGAGGACAGTGAAGAGTATCTACGCTATGCGCAGATAATCACCCAGCATAGTGCGGATAAGGCGATGCAGAGGTATGATATCCAGGAAGAGAGCCTGGCGGCACAACTGAGTGCGGCGGAGGAATATTTTGCGGCGCATATGGAAATGCTGCTGGAGGCGGGCTATAGCGAGGAGCAGATCGTGCAAGCGCAGGAAGATGCGAAGGCGAGGATACGCAAGGCCGGGATGCTGAAGGAGCTGGCCGATGGGCAGCAAATGCTGAATGGGGTATCCGGCATCTATGCAAATCTGGGAAAAGCCATCTCCGGCGAGAGCGAAAAGAGCTTTAGGGCGCGTAAGGCACTATCTATCGTGCAGGGATACATCGACACATGGTCTGGGGCCTTGGCGGCCTATGCCTCGATGGCGAAATTTGGACCTGTATTGGCAGGTGTAGCGGCGGCAGCGGCAGTGGCGGCGGGGCTGGCAAATGTGGAAAACATCAAGAAGCAGGAGTATGTGCCACCGAAGGCTGCTGAGGGAGGACTATTAGAGGGGCGCTCTCATGCAGAAGGGGGAGCAATCATCGAAGCAGAAGGAGGAGAATTTGTAACTAAAAAGAGCCGGGTGAAAGAGCTGGGCGCGGGGATATTCAACTTTTTGAACAGTGCACCACTGGCGCAGGTGAAGGAGGCTTTGGGGAGAGTATCTTTTCCGGAGATACCGATTCCGACTCTGCCAAAGATGGTGTATGCAGAGGGGGGAGTGGTGAGCCTCCAGGGTGCCAATACAGACTTGCTACAAGAGATCAGATGGCTGAGGCGAGACCTTCAGGATAAAGAATTTGTGAATGTGGTTTATATAGATCCGAACGATGTGATCGACAAAGCAGACGACAGCCTGGTAAATCAAAAGAACCTGTCTGGAGCAGTAAAACGAGGCGGAGCACGTGTATAAGGTGCGATTGGCAATAGCGGGCGACACGAAGCAATACGGGGTTGATGAGGGGCTATTGGATGTGAGCATCTCGGCATTAAGAATCGCTGAGGTGAATGATTTTCTTTTGGAGCCACAGCGGGTGGAAATGAGCCTATTGCAGGACGGATGGCTGGTGGATCACTTGATCGAGATTGCAGAGATGGGGATAGGTTTGTGTGAGGTATTGAAACAAACCGGAGCAGGAGAAGATGTCGTTTTCACAGGGTATATAGACTGTGATAATATAAGCTTGGACTTTGGGAATGAGCAGATCAAGCTGACAGGATACTCGTATATGCAATTACTGGTAAAATATGGAGATGCAGACTTAACAGACTTGGTCCCGGAAACAGAAAAAACAATCAGTTTGGGACGATTACTGGAATTGATGCAGGGTTATATCTTGGATGAGACAGGGATTGGCATAAGCATAGAGCAGGACTTTGAGAACATCAATATTGACAGAGAGCTGGAGATATGGCGCGGGATATGGCTGGGAAACGCAATTAGCAATCCGGCATTTCAGGACATCCAGAGCATTGTTGAGGCCAGAAAGGGCTTTTGCGAATATGATGACAGGGTTAGCTTTTATCATTTTGAATATTCAATAATAAGACCACCGGAAGGTTTGCCAGATTACATATTATCAGGATATGTCCCGGTTTTTAAGGGTAAAATTTTCAATTTCTACAACCGGATATGCCTGGAAGTAATCGATCTTAGCGAGAGGGAAAACGAGAAGAATAGCGAAGATCAGGCAGAAGCATATCTGAATTCATTGATGCTTCAGCATGAGAGAGAATATGGGACTGCCTGGAATAACGTAACTGAGCTTGGTGGATATAGCTATGTAACCGAGCAGGAAGGCTGGCTGACAGGAAGGGTGTGGCATAAACTAAAATATAGTGGCAATATCGTTGCAGCTAATCTGGTGGTTAAGGAGGCAACAATGCTTGATGTTTTGAAGATATTTGTGAATCTGGGCAATCTGAACATCCTGTCACGGGGTGACGGGAGCCTGGTTATTACTAATAATGAGCAGATGTCCACACAGTATAACGGTATTCTGGATGAATTTTGTTCTTCATTTAAGCTCAGCAGAGAAAAGCGGGTATTGCCATCATTTGAAGCTTTGGATAGTCTGAAGGGGGATGCTGATCTTCTGATATCTGAACTGCAGGACTATTACCGGGCAGCATATCAAGGCAGGGTCATGGCTGAGATAACAGTGGATGATAGTGGCAGAGAGCTTGAGATGTTTTCTACCCTTAATGTGAGAGATAAGCAATATCGGGTGGTGGAAGTGCAGAAAAGCCTGGCAAAAGATCAAGCGAAGCTAAAGGCCTGGAGGCTATGATGAATGGGGTATTGATTGCGTCGTTTCGTGAGGGTGTGTTTGCGTCGGTGTTGTTGCCTGATGCCTCGGTAGATTACAAGCCGGTAATCAAGTGGAAGACGACGGCAAAGAATGCGTTTGACCCCAGCATCGTGATAAAGCGGGGTAAGTATCGGGCGGACAGCATCAGCATCGAGGACGTCTTGAGCGGGAGTGAGTATCAGGAATTGATCGAGCTACTGACACACTTTGACAAGCTGTATATAGCCTTTGAGGTGGATGCTGAAGTGCAGCAATTTCCCTGTGAGATCGATAAGCTTCCCAGTCTGAGCGACAATCATAGATTTGGCGTGGATGAGGTGAAATTTAGCTTTGAAAGCAGCTACATCGACAAGGAAGAGGCTATCCTGGACATAGTGGGGATGACGGGCTATGGGAACAGTTATGGAGAGTTATATGGATATTAGGGGAGGATTGACCGATGGCAATAACAACGACGAGTAATTACGCTCTGCGTAAGCCGGCTGCGGGAGACGTGGGAGTGGCTGGTGACCTGAATTGGAATCTGGACACAATCGATGGATTGATCAAGGCGATCAACGATTATCTGGCGGGGATACCCGATGAACTGGCGCTCAAAGCTTCAGCAGCAGAGCATCAGGGATTGATAACGATAGTGGATAGCAAGGCAGATACTATACACGAGCATGCGCAGTATGCGGGACAGACGGCATTCACGGAGCTATCCGAGCAGGTGGCAGCCATGATCCCGGATTTGAATAGTGTGGTGATAAGTGCCACAATAACGAATAATGCGGGGGGATTGAGCATAAGTGTGTCCGTGAGCCCCAGTGTGACGGTATCTACCTTTTTCATAGAGATATTGTATAACTCTGCCGTGGTATGTAATATGGGAATAATGGCAGGAGGCGTGTATGTGAGCCGAGAAGCTTTGGCTGTGCTACCAGATACAGCCCAAATCCAGGTGAGGATTACAGCAATGAATGTAGTCTCGAGCCGAGAAACAACGTATAATCACAATTATGTCCGGACCAATGCGCCTTGGGAAGGAAGGATAGCAGAAGTGCAGGCAATGATCGAATCTCTGACTGTAGAGAGCATAGTGGCCGGATTTTTGAACAGCGATGCCGCTATGACGGCCTTGGCGAACTACGTGCATTCTTCCAATACCTTGGCCAATAAGGTAGCGGAAAGACTAAATGAGAAAGTGGTGACGTGATGTTGCTTGCGGAATTAATCAGGGACAAAACACCTGTTACAGAGCTGAATAGACCAAGGCTAACAAGGTTCATTGACCAGGATATTACTTTTTTGGATCCGATGATCACCGACAAGAAGGAGGAGGTGGGGCTCAAGGATCGTCATATCATAAAGAGCGGGAGCGACTTTCCTGCTCTGGCTGAACAGGGACAGATATTTATCAGGAATGGAACACCATACATCAAACGAGAGGAGGGATGATGGACATCAACACATACATCAAAAACAGGGCGCAGGAGCTGACGAAAAGGCACGGGTTTCTCAAAGAAGAGATAGTGCGAGTGGAAGCAGCATATAGAGAATTGGAACAATTGGCAGTAAAAATAAACGAAGAAAATGGAGGCAACAATGGCTTGGAAAGAACTGATTGACGAGAGTAAGATCGGGGCGGCAGGAGGAGTAGTAGGAATAGACTCAGCGGGGAAGATAGCCGTCCCCGTGGCGGGGTTTGATCGGGATATTACAGTGGGAGATATGGACATCACGAAGGATGATGTCGGACTGGGTAACGTAGAGAACAAGAGTGCTGCGGATATCCTTGCAGAATTGACGGCGGGTGATATCCCTGATCTGGACCTTACCCAGATAACGGGTTTGACGGCTGCGTTGGGCAGCAAAGTGCCAACAACCCGGACAGTGCAGGGCAAGGCATTGTCCTCGAACATAACGCTTGATAAGGCAGATGTTGGATTGGGCAAAGTAGAGGACAAGAGTGTTGCGGGTATCCTTGCAGAATTGACGGCGCGTGATATCCCTGATCTGGAATTAATTCAGGTAACCGGCTTGGTAGTGGCATTGGATAGTAAGGTTCCGACATCTCGGACAGTGGCGGGCAAGGCATTGTCCTCGAATATAACGCTTGATAAGGCAGATGTTGGATTGGGCAAAGTAGAGAACAAGAGTGCTAATGATATATATAACGGGCTGACTACCGAGCATATTTCTGCTACTGGAGTTAAAACCTCAGATCTGATCAACATGGTCACGACACTGCCTGCAGTAGGCGATCCCGGAGAGATAGCAATGAAAGACGGTGTGTTGTATGTGTGGCGAGATTAG